ATGTATCGTTCGAAGTGTTTAAGCGCAATCTGATTGCGATTGCACGTCGTAAGGGTCGTGCGTTCGTAGACGCTTTACCACAGTCATGGAAAGATGAAATGGCAGAAGAAGTGAAGCATGTTGCACGAACCATTCTGACACGAATGAGTTAGTGTTGACAGTACACTTATAATAGAAGTAGGAGGGTGCATGAACATTTATGCTGTAAAGAATGTGTCACAAAATATGCTCGCAGGTCGTGCCATCGTATTTGGTGGTGTAGACGTTGTTGGTGACACATTTACACCCAACACTGACATTGGAAGTACACGTTCGTTCGTAGGAATGCCTGTGTATTGGAATCATGCGATGTCAGGTACAAAGTCCCAAATTGGTGTTGTGACTGATTGGGAGAAGAACGAAGAGGGAATAGACCTGATAATCGAAATCGACAAGCGTGGTAAGTACGTTGCACAAATCATGGAACTTGCCAAAAGAGGAATGCTTGGACTTTCGACAGGTGCAGTAGGAAACACCGTTGTTCGCAAGGGTGGTGAAATACTGCGATGGATAGTAGGTGAAGTCAGTTTGACCACGACACCTGCTGAACCACGAACCTATGCGAATGTTAAGACAGCAAGTGCAGATGCCTTGTCAGTAAAACATGTCGCTGGTTATACATTCGATATTTCGGAAACTAATTTATCAGACTTTAAGGAGATGACTATCATGTCTATTGACAAAGACGCTTTGAAAGATGCCTTGTTGGATATTGCAGGTGAGCCTGCACAAGGCGGTGGGTTGTATATGGGTGGTAAAGCACCGAACGTCAAGAACGTAACGACTTTGGGTTTCAGTGAGGAGCCTGTTAAGGCGTTCTTCCATTACATCAAGACTGGCGACAAGATTGCGGCTAAAGCAACGATGGTCGAGGGTACTGATGCCAACGGTGGTTACACCGTACCGAACGAGGTTGAGCGTGAAATCATCAGCAAGCGTGATGAAGAGTCGATTTTGGGTCGCTTACCAATCACTCGTCGTCGCACTTCACGTGATTACTACGATGTCAACGTTGGTGAGAACAATTCAGACTTCTCATTCACGGCTGAAGCCAACACTGCGAACTTTGATGAGCCAACCATGGGTCAGTCAAGCATTCGCATCTACAAGGCTACGTTGGCACTTAAGGTTTCAGAGGAATTGTTGAACGATTCAATTAGCGATATTGAGGGTTTCATCACTGCTGAAATTGGTCGTGCACTTGCTCGTCACGTGAACACCTACATCTTGACTGGTTCAGGTTCGAGCCAACCATACGGTGTTGCTACTCGTGCTTCATTGAGTGAAACCCTTGCTTCTGCTACTGGTGTAGACGCACAGGACATTCAGAACATCTATCACAAGTTGCCAAGTGCCTACCATCAGGGTGGTAACACTGGTTGGGCGATGCGTATTGCGACGTTGGGTGGCATTCGTGGTTTGACTGGCAATCCGTTCTTGTATCAGAACACTCCTGCTGGCACGAATGGTCAAGGTGGCGAGCAACTCATGTACCGACCTGTGTTCTTGAGCGACAAGGTTGGTGCACCAACGACAGGGTTGACTTCAATTCTGTTCGGTGACTGGTCGCAGTACTACTTCGTTGAGAACGGTGGTTTGACCATTCGTCGCAACGAGTATGCTTACATGGAGAATGGTTTGGTTGGAATCTTCGCTACGGTTCGTTGGGGTGGTGATGCGGTTATCACCAACGCATTCGTCAAGGGCGTTCAAGCCTAATCTAGGAGGAACGAACCTTGAAAGTGCTACTTAACATTTCGATAGCACGATTCATCAATGGTTCTTGTAAGATTTTCAAAAGTGGGGAGGTCGTTGACCTCCCTGCTGATGAAGCGGAGAGAATGATTGTATTGGGGCGTGCAAATAGGGTTGATGAACCAATACAGCAAGAAGTTGACGTTCAGGTATCACCCAAACCAAAATCAACTTCGAAGCGAGGTGCGTAATGGCGTACATCACTACTGCTGAATTGAAAAGTTTCTTGGATATTACAAGTTCTGCTGACGATGCGCTTCTCGGAATTATTATTGCAAGTGCACAGGAAGCAATAGACAACTATACACTTCGCACATTCGAACCATCAGGTGCACAGGGAGGACATCACCCACACAAGTTTACACCACTTCCTAGACGACTTGGTGGTGACGTTGATGATGAGAATCCCCGATTGCTATGGTTGCAGGATATGGATTTGTCAGAGATTCAGTCAGTAGTAAATGGTGACGGTGTTACGATTCTCTCTACTGAATATATTACGAATCCTATCAACCATACACCGTGGTATGCAATCGAACTGAAGCGTGGTTCTAGCAAAGTGTGGACTTACACAGGGAACTCACCAGAGGGAACGATTGTTATCACAGGGAAATGGTGCTATGCACTTGAAGCACCTGCTGACATCAAGATGGCGATGTACAAGTTGTGTAAAGCATGGTACAACGGTCGTGCTGACAGCACAGGTGATAGGGACATACTGACGACTGATGGTGTTGTGTTGGTGCAGTCGAGGATTCCTAGCGATGTTACTGCAATCTTGAGTAAATACAAGAGGTACTCGTAATGGCTAGTCAATTACTCACCATCATTAACGCAATCAAAGCGTACAACCCACAGTACAACGGACAGAATGTCACGATTCGTTCAGGGTCTACAATTCCCAATACTGCGAATGCGACTGATTTACCAATGCGTATCATCAGCGCAATCGGAAATAGTGCAGGACAGGTTCAACGTATGACGCTTGGGTCTAGTCCTGTAATCACCCTACGATGGCAAATCACGGATGTACTATTGGGACAGCAGGTTGGACTAGGGATGGGTGAAAAAGACCAAAGCGATGCACAGATTGCATACGCATCTGCATATGCTGACTTAATACGAACGCTTGTTACCAACAAGTATCAAATTGAGGATGTACGCATCGTGATGGAAACCATCGAATATCCTGTTGAATCAGGGAATCGGTTCTACGGTGTTACCTGCGAGTATATCATTAAGGAAATAATCCAATAGGAGATTGCACATGGCACAGACTACAGGCGCAATTACAGGCGCAACAGCAAAGATTGAAATCAACGTAAACAGCACAGGGTACGTTGACATTTCAGGTTCTTCGCAGAGCATTGATGCTGTCGAAATGACACGTTTAAATGGTTCTGCACACACGATGGAGGGTGATTATGCCGTACTCACGTTCGGTAAGCAACCCCCAACGGAAATCACCGTGAACGTGTTATACACCGAAGTTTCGACAGAGGGTTTCATGAAAGCGGTGTCAGCATTGAAGAATAACCAATCGGTTGTACTTCGTTGGTATCCTGCAGGTTCGTTAGGAAAGTACTTCTTGACACCTGCTGGTGCAAAAATCTCAAGCGTTTCACTACCTGGGAATGACGCTTCAAGTGGTGAACCGCTTATGGTTTCGTTCACCGTTATGTCACCTGGGATTGAAACCGACATCGCTTAAGGAGGACTGAATTATGGCACAAACGACAGGTGCTATGACTGGTGCTACTGGTAAAATCGAAGTTTCGACTGATGGTAGCACGTGGTACAACATTTCGGGTTCATCGCAGAGCATTGATGCAGTAGAGTTCACACGGTTGAACGGTTCTGCACATACGTTCGAGGGTGACTATGCTGTCCTGACTTTTGGTAAGCAACCACCGACTGAAGTCACGGTCAACATTCTGTACACCGAAGTTTCAGGTGAAGCGTTTCTTCGTGCTGTATCAGCATTGAAGAACAACACGACGTTTAAGGTACGATGGCAAGCGATGGATGTTGCGGAAACCACGTATCAGCGGTACTTTACTGCAGGAACGTCAAAAGTTTCATCGGTTTCACTACCTGGGAATGATGCGTCAAGTGGTGAACCATTGATGGTGTCGTTTACGGTTATCTGTGGTGGTATCGACTATGAATTGGTTGTACCTGCACCGTAATCAGGAATGACTTGCGTAGGATGTTATAATGGGTGTAGAGGGGAAAATCCTCTCTACACCTAATCTTTATCTAGGAGATACGATGTTATGGCTACGAAAAAGACTGTGAATGAGAATGCGTTGGTAATCGACATCGACATGAATAATTTCATGATAGATGACTTGGAAATCTTGGACAAATGTGCTCGTGGTGAAGCGTCATTAAGTGACGAAATTGCTGTGTTCGAGCGAATTGTCGTTGGTGGTGTACGTGGTAAGTACAAAGCACATGAGATTCGAAACATTCGTGATAGTGTTCTTAATTCATTACGGAATGCTTCGAAAGACCCAAACTAATAAAGCGGTTGTACGACTTTTTCTACACGAATGGCGCACAACCGCATGAATACAGAGTGTATTATTGGTGCATGAAGTTGCAGTGTAGACCTGACCAACTGCCACCGCTTAAAACGCTACTGACTTGGGAAACGATTATGGACATCGAACACAAAGTTGGTGCGAAGAAAGCGCAAATCGCAAGCACCAAGAGGAGGTAGTATGGCAGAAGAACGCCCAATAGTAATACGATTCGTTGGTGAAGATAGTGTAACGACTGTTGCGAATAAGGTTTCTGCATCTGTTGAAAAAGTTGGAAAATCAGCAGGAACATCTGGCAAGGGTCTTTCTGCTTTTGCAGGAACGATTGGGAATGTCGCAAGTGCGGCAGGACTTGCTGGGGGAACTGTTGGTGCATTAGGAAGTGCGATTGCGGCAGTTGGGGGGACTGTTGCAATCGCTGTGGGTGGTATTGTTGCGATTGCAGGTGCATTGGGTGTTATGGCGCATCAGTCTGCTATGACTGCCGACAATGTAAACGCACTACGCAGAGGTATCATAAATCTATCTGATTCACAACAAGAGGGTGAGAAATTATATTCGACACTTATCGACATCGCTTCACGAACACCGTTTGAGCGTTCTGATGTCATTGAAATGGGTCGTTCACTTCTTGGTGCAGGTATCGAAGCGGAAAAGATTCCTAACTATATCTATGCAATCGGTGATGCAGTCACTACGATGGGTGGTGATGCACAAACCATTAGAACCATAACAACTGCCATTGGTAGAATGGAAATGGCAGGTAAGTTGTCATATGAACAAATGTTGCAGATACAGGAAAGTGGTATTCCTGTGTTTAGACTTCTTGCAGAAGCAACAGGTCGTTCAACCGAAGAAGTTATAAAACTGGTTCAGGATGGACTGCTTCCTGCAGAGCAAAACCTAGACACCATCATTAAACTTATGCAGGGAACGTATGGTGATGCGATGGCAAGCCAAATGGACACTGCAACACAAGCGACTTCGAATCTTGGTGATGCGTGGACTGATTTGGCAACAACTTTAGGAACGGTAACTTCACCTGCTCTGAATGATTTCTATAACTGGTTGACTGATATTATCAATTCGACCAATGAGGGAATCAAATCCTCAAATGCGTATGCTGATGCTATTAACCCCAACAGAATAAATGAAGCATCAGAATCAACAAGGGATTGGACTAAAACACAAACACAACTTGCAGGTGCGCTTTCACTTGCAGAGAAATCTGCATACGTGTTGTGGGAGAACTTTAAGTTAGTCGTTTCACAACATCCGTGGGTTCGTGCAATAAATGAAAGCATCGAACTTATGGGGAAAGCATGGGATGAGGTTGTGAAGTCATTGGAGAATGTTTGGCTGGAAACCGTTAAGGCAACAGATAAGTTAGTCCTTTTTGTTGACGAAATGGTGAAGTCAAATCCCAAAGTTAAATCGTTTGCTGATGCTGTTTCAGGTGCATGGAATTGGATTACAACAAGTGCTACAAGTGCATACAACTCAACCGTTAATTATGCCAACGAATTGGTTTTGCTTTTGGGCAAAACCGCAAAAGCAATCAGTCAGGCTTATATGGATGAGGGAATGGCAATTCGGTCTGCACAGGGTACTGCATTCCTGTATGCAGATACCATACAAAAAATATACGTTGGTAATGGATTGTGGATTGATTCAACGAACCGAACAACCGAAAGCATGTACGGATTAGCAGGTGCTGTTTCAGGTGCAGGTCAACAACAAGAGGAATATAACCTTGTCATTGATGATACTGCTCAAAAGGAAAAAGAGCGACAAGAACAAGAGCGCAGAGCGAATGAACTAATGCGTGAACGAGAGCGACTTTTACAGGAAGCATCTCGTATGATGTCTGATTACAATCAACGGATTTCTGATTTGCGTAATTCCTATATGGAAATTGCGGATGCAGAACGTTCATTATCATCAGCACAAAAAGCATTACAAGACGCACAAGACCCAAGACAAATCGAATCTATGGCACTTGCACTGCAAATGCAACAAATCAGTCTTGACGACCTGAATGATTCAATGGCGCAAATGCGTACACGTCGTGACGAAATTGCAAAAGCACTTGCAGGAATGACAGCAGAGCAAATCAAGTACAACGCACTTACTGATGCAGAACGCAACAAGTACAAAGCACTTGGTAAGGATTTAGATGAATTGCGGAAGCGTCGTGAAGCGGTTCGCAAAGCACTTGCAGGAAACAAGTTGACGAATCAGCAACGTGTCGAGTTCCTGCAAACCGAAGCGGCTCTCACTGCGATTATTGGTGATAAGCAATCAGAACGTAGCGAACTTGAGCAGAAGCAAAAGGATGCGCTTAAGAAGTCAGAGGAAGAGCGACTTAAACTTCTTGAAGAAGATAAGCGACTTCGTGATGAATTAGAAAAAGCGCAGATTCGATACCAACAATCGCTTATCGCAATCAGTCAGGCACAACAGAACCTGATGGAAGCGCAAGACCCAAATCGACTTGATGCGTATCGTGATGCAGTCACGAAAGCACGGTTGAACTTGGAAGAACTTCGTGCAGAGCAAATATCCAATGCAGTTTCTGCCAATCAACTTGCAAGTAAATTGGGGATAACTTCTCAAGTTATGGAAACACTTGCATTGTCAGCATCTGACACGGCAACACCACTTGACGATATTGCGTTGAAGTCCCTTGATTTAAGCAAGGCTGTTGCGAGTGATGGGGGAACTAGTGATTCAGTCAGTGGTCTTTCATCGGCATTCAACAAGTTAGATGATAATGCTTCCGATGCCGTTTCAGGGTTGACAAAACTTGAATCAATGCTAAAGAGTATAGATTCACTTGGATTGTCATCTGGATTGGGTAAGGATTTAAGTAGTGTTGCGGATTCAGTAGCAAGTCTTGGTAAGAGCAATCAGAGTTTTGCGACTGACAACTTAACATCGCCATTGAATGCTATAAGTAATGTAGCAAAAAACTTGGGAAGCACACAATCTGTGGCTTTTGCAAAATGGACTGATTCATATCGCAACGCTCTTATCGGTTCGATGAACTCAACTGCCGTCGCAAACTTGGTTAGAGCATTTGATGCACTTAAAAATGCTGTGGGTGGTAGTGGGACAGGTAGTAGTGGTGGTGGTAGTACTAGTGGTAGTAGTGGTAATAGAAGAATGATGCCAAGTGAAATCATTGTTGGTGGTCGTTCAACGCAACCTGCTACACAGAACATCACGATTCATCTGCACTATGCAAGTGCACCAAGTAGCAGAAATCCTCTGAAAGATGTTGAGGACTATCTTGCCGCACAAGGAGGTAGATTGCGTATATGACAACCACGACCTTTAGTATGACATATACGACAGGTGATGGAACGCATATCCTGAATGGTTTCGATGCTATTTCAGGATATACGTTTCACCTGTTGGGATTCCAAGATGTAGGATTGCCACCGATAACACGCATCACACAACGTGGTGCGTTTCAGCATGGTGATACCAACATCGACTTTCGACTGAATCCTCGGACATTCACTATTGATGGATTGGTTGAAGCATCGAACGCATTTGAGCACTTGCAGATTCGACAGATGTTGGGTCGTATCTTCAAAGTTAGCAATACTGCATCAACGATTCAGTACGAAACGTCAGATGGGTTCACGACAATTACACGTGCAATCGACTGCTATGTAAGTGGTGATTTAAATGTGTCATCTAATACATCAGCAGGGTATGACGTGTACTACACTATCGAACTTCGTGCTGACAACCCATTGTGGTACGACCCAAATCAGAACATCGTACAACTTACAGGAAGCGTCGTTGGCGACCCAACGGATATTCCTGCTGTCATACCACGAACATATGGAACGAATGGACTTGATTCAAGTTCTATCATTTCTTATGATGGCACGTTTTTGGCATATCCGATTAT